CAAAATAAATACAAGAAAGAAAGATTTTCTCCCACAGCTTGTATTATCTCTACGACATTAATGATTAATGAGTAGAGTTGCCACAATCGAAATATACAACGAGAACGGAATAATCGTAGCTCGGAAGAAGACGTCGGGACCGCACGCGCTCCTAGAACTCTTCAACGGAAAGCAGAAATACGATCAGGTGTCCGAACTCTTTGTAATTTGGGTTTGTGAAGAGTGTGGGAAAACCGTGTACTCTACGTGCGAATTTAAAGGAATCGTATTTGTTAGAGAGGACGGGAAAGAGACAACTGAATTCGAAACAGAAGCAGTTGTAGACTCCGACGATTGTGGGTGTGCTTACGAGTATCATTCCGAGACCGAGAGTGAAGCTTGCCTTTGCCCCGGATACGCGATAGAAGGAATCTGCGATTGCGATTGGTACGAAGACAGACCCGAAACCAGCGACAGCTCTGAGCTTTTCACCCAGTGGGAAAGGCTCGAACTCTTTTCTGACTAAAATCCACAAGACATTTACTTTCTTAGTAATAGGTAAGTTTAAACTGTGGAATCATGTTGTCATTAAGGAGTATAGTGAAGCTGATCGTAGCTGCGTTGAACGTAATGTTTGTCGTGACGATAGGAGTGTGTGCTCGAGTGTTAGCCCCAGAGAGGCCAGTGAACTGGAACTTTGTGGCGCTACTGCTGACCCCAGTGCTAGCATTGATAGCATTCGAGCTGCTTACCGAGCTAAGAAAATGGATGGTGTACACCGTAAAGGAAGAAGACCTTCCAGCACCTCTTAGCTTGGATTCAACTCCGAGGTTCGACCCCATTCACGGAATAACGTCAACAGTCACCGTGGACGGCAAGGTTTACCAGGTCGTAATACAACCTGAATACTGGCACCTAGTTTCCCCGAATCGATCTCAGGATGGAAACAAGGAAACCGTATGTATAGACCGCATGTCCACTGTCACCCCGGCAGGAAAGGAACCACCATCTCTCGTGACCCTCAAAGTGGGAGATAGAGTTGTGGGTATGGGTTCCCGAGTCTCATGGGGAGGCAATACGTACCTGTTGACTGCAGCCCACGTTTGTGCCCTACACAAGGACATCTACATCTATAAGAATGCCATAGGCACTCCACTAGGTGCTGGATGGACTAGGCGGTATGGAGCTACTCACAAGACAGCAGACTTTACTCTTATCGAAGTCCCACCGACGGTGTGGGCTAAGCTTGGAGTTAAGGCTGCGAGTCTACAACCGTTGAACAAACTTAGCGTAGTCACTGTTTATTCGGCAAATAGCTCCACGGTAATAACTTCTAGCAGCTCTCGGGCTGTTACACAAGAATTCCGCCATGTGATAATCCACTCGTGCAATACAACGGCCGGAACCAGCGGTTCTCCACTTTACAGTGGGGATAATGTGGTAGGAGTCCATTTGGGAACTGAGGTTACCATGCACTCCAACAGAGCTTGTAATGTCGGGTTGGTCTTAGGGGCTTTCCACGAATCTATAATCTCCCAAGGAACTCTTAGTGAGATCTCAGCTGATGAGGCTGCGGATAGAGATTATGATTTTGTGGATTTCAGCGTGGAAGGATTAGGGAGGTTGTCAATGGGAAAAGGCGAATTTTATTTGCGAAATGACCGAGGAATTACAATTGAAGAGATCCGGAAGAAAGGAAGGAAAATATGGACAGAAGACTTTGATGAGGAGTCTGATGACGGAATTTTCGAAACTCTACCAGTGAGCTCTTTAAACTGCCAGCGGGCGAGCGACGAGATTGTCTGCTCGCCCTCCTCGAGTTTGGAAATTACCAATGGAAACAAGGCCACGTCACAGAAGACGGAATCGGCCTCAAAGAAGTTGGGAAGTCCGGGGTTACTTTCTCGGAACCAAAGAAGAAAGGAACGAAAGCGATTACAGAAGCTTTCTCAAGAGAAATCCCCGAAGTCGCAAACTACGCCTGGCCCCAAAGAGGATCAAAGGCCGAAAGGAAGTCCCTCTACCTCCAAGCGAGTAGGTTCCGAAGAACCGAAGAGCCAAATGGAATCGGAGAGGTTGTTGAGAGACTTGTCAAAGAGTATCCAACAACTAACTGTCCTCCTGAATTCAAGGGAAGGTGGGATTACCAAGACATCTTCGAGTACGTCACAGACGTGGCGCGCTCGTCAGACATAAACGGCAAGGCGTCCCCCGGTGTGCCGCTCTCCTCAATAGCGGCCAAGAATGAGGTGTTAGTGACCAGACATCTCGATTTTCTTGTTCATGCTGTGGTCCAAAGATTGTTCCATCTTTCCGATGAGATTCTCCCAGAAAAGCCCTCGCCAGAGTGGTTGGTGTCCCAAGGTTATTGTGATCCAGTGAGAGTCTTTGTTAAACAAGAACCCCACCCGTTGAGGAAGCTTGATGAAGGCAGAGTGAGATTAATCAGCTCGGTGTCTCTAGTAGACCAGTTAGTTGAAAGGGTCTTGTTCGGCCGCCAAAACCGGAAAGAAATCACACAATGGAAGAGTATCCCGTCGAAACCCGGAATGGGCCTGTCGCTGACTGAACAAATGAAGTCAGTGTTTGAACAGGTGAGTAAATTAGCAGCTAGCCGTGAGGCAGCTGAAGCTGATATTTCCGGTTTCGATTGGTCTGTGCAAGAGTGGGAATTGGAAATGGACTTGGAGGTTCGCCTCCGGTTAGGAAACTTTCCCCCTAAGTTGGAGTTAGCCGCTCGAAATAGATTTAAATGTTTCATGAACTCGGTTTTCCAGCTTAGTAACGGTGAACTGATCTCTCAGGTTAGTCCTGGCCTGATGAAATCTGGATCCTATTGCACATCTTCTACCAACTCAAGAATCAGGGTAGCAATGGCGTATTTAATAGGCTCCCCGTGGTGTATTGCCATGGGTGATGACTCTGTCGAAGGTTACGTTACCAACGCCAGAGAGAAGTATGAATCCCTCGGACACATCTGTAAGGATTACCTGGTTTGCCAAAAGAAGAAAGGCGAGCTAGATGGGTTCAACTTCTGCTCCCATTGGATATCCCGTTCACATTCTTACCTTGACTCAGTAGGCAAGACACTCTACAGATTTCTGGAATCATCTAATGAAGAACTAGAGATACTTGAGGCTGAGTTAGGGACCCACCCCAGATGGAGGGAAATTGTTTCCAAACTAGAGCTCGTTGGAAGAATCCGAGCAAAACATAATGGAGAAAGGAAACAAGAAGCTCACAAAGAACCAGAGGCGGAAAACCCGCAAGAAGAATTCCCAATCTGGGAGGACCAATTCAGTGGTTACACCCTTATGGGCCCCAGTTTCGACTGGGACCGTAATGCAGGGTGGAGCACTGTCAATTAGTTCGCTGAATAACAAAGGTGACATACGAGTGTGTGGAAGGGAAGTAGTCACCGAAATCTCAGTTTCGAACACGCCAACTCCTTCCGTGTTGCAAGTCATACCAGAAACCTTTCCTTCTAGGTTAAAGGGTCTGGCTACCAGTTGGTCGAAGTTCAAGTGGCAGGCTATTAAATTCGTTTACATGCCTATCTGCCCCACAACTGAGAGAGGATCTGTTCACTTCGGATTTCTTTACGACACCGTGGATAACCTCCCGGGAACTGTCGGCGAGATATCCACTTTACAAGGTTACACTACTGGATCTGTCTGGGCCGGAACCTCGGGAAACGAGCTACTCGAAGATGGTGTTTACGCCAAAACCCCGAAGGATGCCGTCGTAGCCAGAATGGACGCTAGGAGAGCTGATAAGAAATATTATCCGATCGTGAGTACCACTCAATTGACTAAGTCTCTAAACGTTGACGCTTCGCTGGGAAACACGTACGTGCCGGCTCGCCTGGCGATACTGACCGCTGATGGAACAACGGCAGCAGACAAGCCCCAAATCGTAGGGCGTCTCTACGCCGTGTTCTGCGTTGACCTGATTGACACGATCGCCTCGTCCTTAAACGTATAGAATGGCCCACTTTACGGGCACTCTTCCCTCACTACCCAGGTGAGGGATGTAGAATTCATTTGGGAACCCCACATGGTAGTTAGGACTACTCCGCGTCAAAGACAGGCGGTTATCTGTCTTTGG